ATGAAAGGTGATTTAGAATGACAAAATACGACCAACGAACAATTCAAACATTGAAAGCCATTATAGAAACTATAAGCACAATGGAAATCCCTCTTGCTTTTAGAACTAAACTTAGAACAATTATAAATGATTTAAAACAAGCGGTTGATGAGATGGTGAGTAAGAGATGAATATGAAAGGAGAGTTAGAAAGACTAATAAGAAAAGAGTTCACCAAATATATTAGGGGGCTACAAGAAAATGAGTGAAGATAATGAAATGTTAATGTTATTGAAAGAATTAGTGAACAAGGTGAAACATTTAGAAGAGGCGGTTTATCATAAAGATAATTTACTTATGAAATCAGGATTAGTTGTAGTTGAATCACCTTCACCGATGATGGAAAATAATAATACTATTAAAAAGAGTATGGCTTGGGAAGACATACACGAATTAGTAACTACGATGGAGAGATAGATATGAGTTGGAAAAATATATTAAAAAGAATCGAAATAGATGCAGGGTTTATTAATATGTTAGAAAAAGAAGTTGAAAGATTTTTAAACGACAATATATTTGATGAAGGCGATTATACCGAAGAAAATTTAGCGGAGTTGCAACGTAGTATTAATGATGGTAATGAATTAGAGGGATTAGGAAAAATATTAGACATATCATTGAGTCTTGACCCCGATGAAAAAGCAGGTGGTTTGTATGTTGATGTTAAAGATGAAAACGGAGAAGATATTATCTACTTTCAAATGGATATAGATGGAAATTTTAGAAGAGAAGGACAATCTTTTGATAGAGTAGCGGGGGCTTGAATATGCCGGAAAGAGTAACAAAAAAAGAAAAATTATTAGAACTAGTAATTGCTAAAGCAAAGGAAGTTTTACAAGAGGCTAATGTAAATACAATGGAAATAGATGAACCACTAACAGGCGAAGAAGTTAAAGTAAAAAGGCCAAAGAAAAATCCATCAGAAGTACAATTACCTAAAACTAGTAACATCGAAGGAAAAGAAAAGAAAGATTCCAACTGAGTGAGGTAGTATGCCACAAACAGGACTTTTCTTTGAAAAGAAAAAAACACCTTTAACTAAAAGAGTTTTAGATTTCTTTGAAAGAGTTAGATATTCTTATCTTTCTGCAAAAGAAAGTCCTTCTGAATATGGAGAAAAATGGAAGCAAACTGTCAAAGAAGTTAGAGACCAATTTGATTCTTTAGATGATTTTTCTAGAGAATTAAAAACCTATTTAAAAGAAAAAGTTGCTTTTTCTAACGAAGCCTATGACCCCAATTCTAGACAAGCAAAAGAAATCTATGATAGTGTTAAAGAACTTAGATTTAAGTCAGATAAAATTAGCGACCCTTTTTCTAAACAGTTAGGTGATGATGTAATTAAAGTACTCTTAGAAAATGAATCTGTGTTATTATCGTTTATTCATTATGCAGTACGTTCCCACACAAACCCAATACCCGAAAAGTCTTGGAAAGCACATGGTTTGAAACCCGATGAAATTACACAAGGATATATGGGTTTAGATTTAGAACCCAAAGATGTGCCTATTTACATTATAGAACACTATGGTAGTTCTGATGACAATACTGAAAGAATAGAAACAAAATGTAAAGAAGCATTTAAAAAATTAGAAAATATTTATTTGGAAAAATATGATGATGAAGATTGGGACGCATTATTAGAATTAGATATTTCTAAATCAATGGAAGAGAAAGCAGAAATAGATTTTATTAGACCAAATAAACCAATGTATCGTATTTTTGAAATAGACGATTTAGATGAAATTAAGGGACTAACCGGAGAGTTTGTAGTACAAGAAAAATATGACGGGATGAGAATACAGATACACAAGTTTAATGGTAAAGTTAAGATTTATTCATTTAATCAAAAAGACATTACTTCTAAATGTCCCGAACAAGTAAAACATATGGAGAAAAAACAATTTGGCGATTGTATATTAGATGCTGAATTAATGTTATTTTTAGGTGATGAACCCCTTCATAGAGCAGATACTATTACTCATGTATTTCATAAGAAAACAAAGGGTAGTCTGAAAGCACACGTTTTTGATATCATGGTACATGAAGGTAAAGACATAACAGATTCTCCACTTAGAGAAAGAATTAATATTTTATTATATCAATACGCACAGCATTCTTCTGAACAGATGGCGTTTCCTTCTAAAAAAGACACTAGAATAGCAGACTCTAAGAAAGAAGTGGAAGAGTATTCAAAGGATATTATGAAATTACCTGCGTCAGAAGGTGTTGTTATAAAAGATATTGAATCTACTTATTACATAGGGAATAGGAAAAACCCAAAATGGGTTAAGTGGAAGAAGTTTGTTGATTTAGATGTAGTTGTGTTAAATAAAAGAAAAACAAAAAGCAATTTATATTCCTACACTATGGGTATTGGTGCTGTTACGGCAGAAGTTTCTAGAAATTATGCAACTGTTGATTATGAAGATAAGGCATATTTAGAAGTTGGTAAGGCTCTCAACACAAAAATAAATGTTGACATAGGCTCTATTGTTAGAGTTAAAGTTGATGAAGTAACAAAGAAAAAAAATGGATTCAGTTTGTATTCTGCTAAAGTGATAGAAATACCCGAAGTAACACAATCAGATAATATTGCTACTTTGGAAAAATTAGCATCTAAAAGTAAAAAATCATTATCTAGTGCAATAAATAATCTAATTGGTTCTGCTGTATCTGCTCCATTTAGAGTTATGAGTGGGTTAGAATCTAATTTACTTAAACCTAAAAAAATTAAAAAGGGATATTACATTACAGATGATATACACGGTACTGCTGAAATCATATTAAAGGAAGATTTAGATGGGTTTACTATCTATGGTTTTGATGGCGATAATTTAATGGAGAAAAATGCTCTTTATAACATTGATTTATGGAAAGAAGAAATATCTAAATTAATAAAACACAGTAGGTCTGAATTAAGAATAGCGATAAAGAACGAGATAGCGGATAGTCCGAATGAAAAATTAACCTCAGAAGAAATAGTTCAATTTGTGCAAACTAAGCACAATAAAGCATGGGCGGGTTGGATTGATGGTAATCCTAAAAAATTAACAGGTTGGTTAAAACAACAAGATTCTGTTGAATTTTTAGATAAAGAAGACCCCCAAGTTTTTGTTGTTGATGAATCTTACATAGAAAAAGATAAAGAAGAAAAGGAAACTGATGAAAATATTATTCAAAAAGAAGATTCAAGAAAAGGTAAGTTTACTATAAATAGACAAGACGATGGTAATATTAATTTAATTATAGACTATAAAAAAAATAGATTTGCTTGGTTAATTGACATAGGAGATACTGATGATATATACAATTTGTTTGGTAAATCTGTAAAATACCCTGCTATTGTAGCAGAAAAAATAATTGCAGGTAAGGTCATAGATAAAGGTGATATTATTCTAGGAGTACAAAAAGACGGTTATCACGAATACAAATTAGAGGGAGATAAGTTTGAGACTAGATTACATCTAAGAGTAGTGCCTCTAAATGAGAAAAAAAGATGGGTTGCTTGGACGGGTAAAAAACAAGATATGTTAAAAGATGGAAATGAAGTAGATGTTTGGAATATACAAGAAGATAAATATGCTAATTTGACATTACCAAATTAAAAATAGCGATTACTTAATATAGTAAAAGTAAAAAGACAAAAAAATAATGCTTATGCAGCCATCTCTTTTATTCAAAGCGGATAAAGAGCATGAGTTTACTATTCTTAAGTCTGATGATTTAATTATTGGTGGCTATGCTTCAATAGAAATTGTAGATAAGCAAAATGATTTAATTACATTAAAGGCATTAGATGAAGCAGTTGAAAAATATATGTCTGAAAAGAAATATAGAAATGTTATGTCTAATCATTCTAATGTACAAGTTGGAGAAGTTATTGAGAAGTATAGAGATATGAATGGTACTTTACATAAAACTGGTGTAGATGATGTAGGGTTTTATGTTGTTATTAAATTAAGAGATGACATAGAAAAGGCAAAAGAAATTTCAAGAAGTATTAGAAAAGGAACTCTTCGTTCTTTTAGTATTGGAGGTCAGGCGATTTCTAAGAAACAAAGAACCTCAGATGAGTTTGGTGAATATAATGAGATAGACAGATTAGAGTTACATGAAGTAACTATCTGTGAAAAGGGTATTAATCCCGAAGCAAAATTCGACATTTTAAAAATGGAGGATAAAACAATGAGTGAAAAATTGGAAAAAGCACTCGAAGAGTTGAATGACTTGATGAAACAAGTTAACGGACTCGGAGAGGAAGAAAAATATGACGAAGTAACGAAGACCGCCCAATATAGTATGGCTACTATGGAAGAGGAAGAAGAAGAGGAAGAAGAAATGAAGGCTGAAGAAGAAGAAGAAGAGGAAGAAGAAATGAAGGCTCTTGATATTGATAATACAACATCAGAAGCAGGGACATTGGTTGTAGATAACGGTAATCCTACAACTCCACCTACTGAACTAAAGAGTGAAGGCTTAGATGCTGCTGACTTTAGTACTCTTAACCTAAGTGCAGATAATGTTGAGAAAGCATATGCACAATTCAAAGCAGAGCAGATGGAAAAAATTGCATACGATAATCTTTCTAAGCAATTTGGAGCAAGACTTTCAGAAGAACTTGCAGTTAAGAAATCAGCAGCACAATCCGCATCATACGATGCTAGAACAGATGTAGCAGCACTAAAGAAAGAATTTGCTCTACTACGAAAATCTCTATCAGAGAAAGACGCAACAATTCGCAAAAGTGTGGAAATGTCAATGGCATTACCGGAAGGAATACCTACAAGTTTAGAGGCAGCAGCCAATATGACTTGGGATGACGTACATTCTCTTGTGAGGGGAAATTAAGGAAGTGAAATTATGAGTGGATATATT